ATCATCAATACTGATGACGTGGTACGTTAGTATGTTTGTAAGTATGTTAAATGAAACAATCAAGTCAAGCTTATCGGTCGCTCCAACCGGAAAATTTGAGTCGTGCACAAACCAATAAATGGTCTCATTTGCACCGTCCTCAAACGCACCAATGGTTCTAGCATTTGAGCTTAATGGCGTACCATCAATGTAGATTAAAGATGTAATTTTTAAGTTACCTTTAGTGTTCTCAATGGCTCCAATGCTCTTCTGTTCTGTAGAACCCATTCTTACATTGAGCGCGTCAATATATTGTCCATCAGGGATTAGTCGTTCATCAACGACTTTGTTCATTTTACCCTGATTGAAGTTTCTTGTAAGTTTAGCCATGTTACTTTATCCACTTATTCTGACCACGTAGGTTCATTAATAATCTGCCCGGATGAATATTGCTCAATCTAATTTTTGCATTTCGTAATAAAGAAGATTTTTCTTTTCTTGCTCTCATTATCACATACTCTTGTACACCAAGCTTTGAATTGAGTATCTCATGCTGAATATATGCGTACACATACTTCTCAAATAACTTGTTTACAGTAATTAAACTATCATCTCCATTCTCCATACCATCAGATATGTACTCAAGGATGACAGACTCACCTGACATATGTGAGCTAAAGTTAATAACTCCTGACTTCTTATCAATAGTAAATGTAGGATTTCTATTAGCGGTCTCTGTATTTAAACCATATCTGGCACCAATACCTGCTTCAAAATACCAATCCCCCTCATAATACCAACCTTCTTGCCCGTCAAATTGATGACCCGGATTTAAATAGATACTCTTCTGAGTGCCCGTAATACGATCCCAATCAAGCTCAGAGTACTCAGGCTCAAGGGCGTTGCCATTCTGATCAAATAAAATCTTACAATTATGGTCTTGAAGATAGGCTTTTGCTGATTGAATTTGAATATTCTCAGTCATTGGTCTAATATACCCATCTTTGTATAAAGATATACGAACCCAATTGACGTAGTCAGATGGTAAAACAAATCTTAGCTGATCACAAACGGTAAGCTGAAGTACTTTAATTTCTTTAAACGCATCGTAGTTAAGCTCTTGTACAGCTCTCTTTGCGTGAAAGATTATCTTGTAACGCTCCTCATTATTAACCAATGAGTGGTTTCCTGTATACATCAACAAGAAATTATTGACAATGTCATGCAGACTTACGTACTGATAAGACCCCCAATTAGCGTCCTCAGGCGCATTACCGCCATTCTCGTAATATTGATACTGTGAAATATATGCCATGGTCTATTATTGTTGTTGGCTAAATGCAGGGTTTTCACTCTGTTCTTGTTGAATTGCGTATTGAGCAACTTGAATCTCTCTAATTGACATACCGCAGTACTGAAGAATCTTCATTACTACTTTGTACTCATCTTCACCCGGAAGCTCAAAGTCTTGATAGTCAGGTTGTGATTGATCGAATGCAGGCTCACCATTTGACAATGTAATGTATGTCCACTTAGGGTCTAAAGGCAACCTAAAGTATGAGCACTTCAATGATGATACACCATTGATGGTATCAGGATATACACTGATAGTATCACCCTCGATAATATAAGATGGATACTTTGTAGTTGGTGCCGTAAGCATTGAGTCCAATAACATATACAAACGTGCGTTAGCAACCTTCTCAGCATCACCTAATCTTGTGGTACCATTAAAACAAGTAAGTCTACTAATCATATAGAAGTTATAACCTGTAGTCGTTAGCGATGGTACATAGTATTGGTTTGTTGCAGGCGTAACCTGTGTGAGCGTATCATTACGCAAGAAGCCCTCTAAGACCTCTGCAATAGGATTCTCGATATCAGCATACTCAGTGCCTGATAGCCTTGCATTCTCTGCATTTATGGTCTTATTATAGCTGCTGTAGTATTCTTCGTATATCTCCATCTGTGCCTGTTTTGCAAACAAATTAAAGTCAGATGGTGAGATATATCCGTAGTTGTTCTTGTTAAGAACTGACAATACGGTGTTTCTTACTGAGTTAATCATTGAAATATCTTTTCACAAAGATACAAAAAAATAAAGGTGCCACTAGGACACCTTTATCAAACAAACAAATGAGTAGAACTCTAAAACAACGTTACAAATATAACATTATTTATGCATTCTCCAAATGGTGCTCTAACATTTTCAATGCTTCAACACCTTCATCGGTTTTAAGATACATAGCGACTAGCACATATGGGTCTTCACCGTAAGGTATATTCATCATTTTTTTCTTATTACTTGGTGTGCTATACCAAACCTCTTTGTTTCCACTTCGGAAACCAAGTAACCCCATGTCAAAGAATATATGAACCTGTGATTGTAGGTGTAGCATTGGATCTTCAAGAGAATTCAAGAAGCTACCCGGATAGTTACGTGCATAGATAAGCACATCGCGCTTCATTTCTGCTGTGGTAACACGGCTTACATCTTTGTTGAATAATACTCGATATACTGTCTCAAGTTGATCAATACTTAACTCACGAGCTCTGATTAATGCATCAACCTCAGTTACCAAGAATTCAACCTCTTCTTGTGCATCACGCTCTTTGTTTACTTCTTCAAATACGATACCATTTTGTGGATGGTAATATAAGAACTCCTGTAGCACAGGATTGTTTCTAGGAACGCTTAAGAAGCCATTCTCAAAGATAATAGGTTGGATAAGTGGGTTGCCATCTTGCTCATCCTCAAATGGGCTCTTTTGGTTTACTGCGTAACGGAGAGGTCTGTTTTGATTGGTTTCCTCATCGTACCAAAGGAGTGCTGAGCGTTTTGTGTTTCTTGCTGATAGCATATAAGACAATGGTGCCTTTTCATTTTTGAGTCGATAGACTCTGTCGGCAGCAGCCAACGTGACTTTTTTTGACATAAGATATAATATAATTAAAGTTTACAATAAAAATAGAGAGGGACCGAAGCCCCTCTCATATTTTGAGTGCTAATTAGGCACCGTAACGGAACAAGAAGAAGTTGTTCGCGCCTAAGGTACAAAGTGCACGCTCAGACAAGAAGTTAACTTCCATTGCATCGAGGTCGCTAGTAGCAGCACCACCGGCAGAACCTGTGATCCAAGTTTTGTAACGACGATCTTCAGTTTCAGACGCACGGTAACGAACGTGTAAGAACGGACGCTTAGCGTTTTTACCAAGGATTTGGTCGTATACAGTTGTTGAACCTGCAGGAACAAGCATACCTGTGATTACGTTAGCAGTTGAAGCTCCTGTAGCAGATGAAGTCAAACCACCACGCATTGTTGGATCGTTGAGGTATTTCCAATCTGTTTTGTAGAAGTCATAACCACGACGGAATCCTGAGAAACCAAGGTTGAGGGCCATGTCACGGTCGTTATCAAACAAACCATAAGATGTACCTGCAGCACCGTAAGAGTTCTGAGCAGCCAACATATCGTCGATGTCGAAAGAGAAATCACGATTAACGAACAATACGTTCTCTTCGATAGAACCTTGTTTGTCAAGACGAGAAATCATATCATCGAAATCTTGCAATGAAGTTGGGTTACCACCGCCCCATACGTTACCACGAGAGTTAACAACGTAGAAAGCACCTTCAGAACCTTTGTTACCATAAGTTGGGTTAAGACCTGAGTTAGCAACACCTGAACCTGATTCAGCAGGAACAGCTTCTAACATTGCAGTTTCGAGGTAGTCTTCAAAACGGAGACGAGTTTCGTGCTCAGACTTCAAATACCAAAGGTATCCGTTAGCACCATTCTCAGTAGTGATTTCAATCCAACCAATCTGAGCCATGTCAGAACCGTTGACAGCATACTTGTCTTTGATGATGATTGGGCTGTTAGAGAAGATTTCGTCTTCAGCTTCCAATGAACCAATCATACCTGTAGTGCCTTTCTTGAATTCAGAACCGTAAACAAATACGCTAAATTCGTTAGCTGTAGAAGCATTGGTCATACCTAATGCCTCATAGAAAGCAACTGTAAATTGGTTAGTAGCAGTGTTAACAGCAGTAACGATAGCTTTGTTTTGGGTAGGACCCGCAACGTTAGGTGTAATCATTACAGTTTGACCTGCGCGGATAGCGATACCTGTAACGTTCAAGTCATTGACTTGGAATGTTGCGCTGTCAGCGTTAGACAAAGTAGCTGTAGAAACAACTTTAGTGTACTTAGTGTGAAGACGACCTTGTTCTGCCCATTTGATTTGGTCAGAGATAGACGGCATCTCAGCACCTACCATACGAAGGAAAGATGCAACGGTACGGTTTCCGTAACGCTCAAATTCTTTCTCATATGTATCAGGTAAATACTGATTCATGAAGTTAAATCCGTTTGACGGGATGTAGTTTGTTGACAAAGCTACCTGCTCAGCACTTGGCTGTAACTGATAACCGGGTGTAGATAAAACAGACATTTTTTTTCTTTTTTAATAGTTTATATTCTTTTTGCACTTGTGATTTTCAATCCATTGCCGGAGCCCGGATTTACTTCTCGGATTTGCATTCCTCCTTTGGAGATTGATTCAGGTGCTCTGCGCTCAGACATATTCACATTCTTTATTTTTTTAGTGACATTATCTGTCGCATCGGCCTGACCTTGTTCGTAGAAGAACTTGGCAAACTTCTCAGGATTCATTGCGATCGCTAAAGCTCTATGGTATCCCGCAGCATCACTTACCATTCCGCTCTCATCCAAATACTTATTGATAAAGTTTGTTGGAGTTGATTGGAGCTTCTTAAGCTCTGTTGCGTCACCGGGAGAGAAAACCACTTTCTTGTCGTCAATATTGAACTCAAAACCTTTGAACTCTTGACTAAACACCTCATCAGTTTTCTTTAGGAACCAATCACGTTTGCGACCGTTTTCCTCCTCTAGGGTTTTAGCTTGTTGTATGTATTGTTTATACGCCTCAAACTCTTCTTTCTCTTCAGAAGCAATTGTACTTCCCCTTGACTCAAGAGGTTGTTTGTATTTCTCCTTTTCAGATGTGAAGTAATCCTTGGCCTTAGCAATAGCCTTTTTCTTAGCAATCTTAGCTTTCTTAATTTTAGAGTCATCATCTAGATCCTCATCATAAGCAAACTCTTCCAACATGGCATCAATGTCGTCCTCATCGAGACCAACCTCTGTAGCCATGAGGTATTGCTTTAGCATTTTATCAGGATTCATGGAATCAAAGTCTTCTTGCAATTTTAAGTAGTCTTGGATACCACGCCCTGTTTCTTTCTTGTACTTCAAGAATGCTTCAACATCTTCAGGTAACGGTTCGTTTTCCTGACGCTGAGCCATCAACTCGTCAAACGAATTGATTTCCTTGTTGTACCTTTTTCCCAAATATGAAAGAACGTCTTCTTCTTTTAGCTCAGGTGTCTCAATTGGCGGCTGCTCAATCGGAGGTGTTTCAATCACAGGTGGATCGTTATTTAAACTCTCCTCATGCTTTTGTAATAATTCCTCTTCAATCTGAGCTGCGCTCTTTTCAACAATTCCTGTTACTTCTTTTACTTTAAATTCCATTAGATTTAATTTTTACAAAGTTATATATTATTTTTTATTGTTTTAACGTGGCTCAAATTCAGCCATGTCAAAGCCATCAAGGGAATCCTCATTGGATTCAAAACTAATTGGTGGTAGATTGTTCTTTCGCTGATTAATCAACTTAGATTGCTCTGAGTTTTGTTGACTAATACGTTTAGCTTTAGCATCTTCCCTTTCTTTTTCTCTTTTATCCATAGAGTCAACCTCAACGCCCTTAAGTTGCATTTGCATATCAAACTCAGTCTGCATCAATTGCTGCTTAAGAATGGCCTCATTCTTCATCTTCTCAATTTCAAAAGCCACTTCGGCTTGCTTAATCTGCATCTTAGACTGAGTCTCAAGTTGAATCTTCTGCATAGCAGTTTGAGCTGCCATCTGTTGGATTTGAACTTGCTGTTGAGCTTGAATAGCCTGAGTCTGCATTAAACGCTGTTGCTCTTTCTCCTCTTTCTTAACTCGCTTGAGTTTTAAGAGTTGGTTAGCCAACTTGAGATTTTTAATCTCGCGTATATCAATTGCATCCTCAAGGTTAATATCACCCTTAGATAAAGCAACTTGAATATTTTGCTCAAGCTGCGCTTTCTCTTCTTCGTCTGGAGAGATGTCGATGAAAATTCCGAAGTCATATACGTATAGGTCTTTAATTTCATTTAAAATAGATACATTGTATTTGCCAATCTTATTGGCGAAGTCATCTCTAAAGTCAGCGTACTCAAGAATATCTGCAATTCTATACGTAAGTGCCTCGGCTATTGATTTGAACATATATAGACTACCGTCAAGAATATGGCGTGTAGCTGTGTTTGAGTTAAGCGCTGCAAGCTTCTGTACACCAATCAACGCACGCGGATCAGGGTCTGAACCATCACGAGCCTCATTAAGACCTGTTACTGAACGCAACATATCCATATAGTGGTTGTAGTTTGCAATAAGCATTTGTGTCTTAGCAGCACCGGAGTTACTGTTTAACTCTTGGATTGGAACACGAGCATTGTTGAACTCACCATCTTGAGTATAGCTACGTCCAATTACACTACCCGTTTGGAAGTATAGTCGGAGTGCATCCTCAGGATTGTAAGCCGCTCCTGTACCAAGGTCAACCTCATTGAGACCATCAGCATCGATGAACACACCATCAGGTACAACACGTGCAATTACTTGCTGAAGCTTCAAGTGCGTCAACTGAATCAAGTCAGCAAATGGTATCATTCGACGAACCATTGACTCAATAACACCTTTGTACATACGTGGAGCAACAGCTACATAGTTTGGTAAAGCGTGCTGAGTAGCTGACTTTGGTCTAACCATATTCTCAGCTAACTCCCACTTAAGTAGGATATTGGTACCCATAACCATGATACCATTATACCAAACGTCAATTGTTTTCTCAATTTTTTCAAAGCGACCTTCTTCCATCATCTCCACAGGAGGATTGAAGTTATCGTCTTTCTCAATTACTCTCGTATTTCCATTGTCAAGAATTTTTTTCTTGTATACAATTTTTTTAGTAGTCTTATAGTTAAAGTAAAGAAGAGTGCACGTATCACGGTAAAAAACATTATTCTCGTAGAACTGAGCTACATTGTAGTAGTCATACCAACTTTGGCTGTATTTTGAAATTTGCTCCAAGTCCTCACGCGTTAGCGATTGGTCAATCTTGTAAAGCTCTGTAATTGAAAGCGTTCTTATTTCACCCCAATAGAAGCAGTCTCTAAAGTATGGATCTTCAGTGTAGCTGTAAACAATGTTTGCAGGATCTACGTATGAGATTTGAACACCTGCTCCCGGAAGGAACTCATGCTTCTCTACAGCGATACCAAGAGTCATTAGGTCGTAGTCACACTGCTTACGAATATTGTCATATCTATTCTCATCAAGAATGGTATTGATAGCCTCCTCTTCTGCAATCTCAATTGCAGGTTTGTAGTTGAGGTTCATATACAATGATAGCTCTTCGTCAGTGCTTGGAAGCTCATCAGGGTTCATTACAAATGGATCAACACCTGTTTGCTCTTGTATATTCATCAGAAGGTCTTTTGCAACCATCTGACTCTCAATCATATCTTGATACTTGTTTCTTTTTGCCTGAGACATTCCATCCTGAGCATATGCCTTAACCTTGAATAAACGGTCAGACATTCCATTGACAACAATGTCAACAAACTTAGGAATGATTGGCACAGGTGTCCAATCAAGGTTGATGTATGATAGATCACCATCAATAGCAAGCTCATCCTTGTATTTAGCAATAGGCTGCTCACCACGCGCATATAAACGCAAGCGGTGAAAGTCACGCCATTGGCTGTAGTATCTACATTGATTGCCATCTTTACGGAACCACTCATATTGTATAGCCTGTCCAACTTGGAGACCAAACTCATCGGTTGCCTTTTCTGCATCAGTTGCGAATTGACTCGGAAATGATGTAGATGATATGTTTACTATTACTTCTTTCATGTATTCAAGGAGCTAATATTCCCTTTATTATTATATGTAGCAAATTTAATGCTTATTTTTGACTCTTTTACCTCAGGTTGATATAAGTGCTTCTGACAAGCCATAATAGCCAATCCTGAGCTAATTGTCGCATCAAACATTGTACGGTCGCTAATATCGAATTTAGCCCAATCCTCTAGTGTTTTGTTGAACGGCATAAATCCCATTTCCCCATCTTCTCTAACACCGATGTACTTCTCGATGTGACTTTCAATAGCCGCAGCGTGCGCCTGCTTGACATCCTCTGATGAGTTTGGTATACCACCTAACTCACGTTCTGTCTTAGACAACTTAGCGTACACCTTGTCAGGACGATTGATACAGAAACCACGGTACCCTCTGTTCTTAAAGTGATACAGCAAACGAGGTTTGTTGTTCTCAATCAAAATTGGCATACCATAAAACACACAGGCCATCAATACCTCCTCAAAAAATATCTCAGCAGTCTGAGGACGCGCAATGTATTCTAAGAAGAATTGGTTTATAGGCGCCTCATCCATGTGGTATTTGGTTAGACCATGCAGTGCACCATTTGAACCACGTCCTACCACAACTCCTGAGATGTCATAGGAGTCACAGCCAAAGGCACCAATATGTTCATTTCCGGGATACTTAATGCCGTTCTTTGTGTATACTTGGTTTTGTAAATGCCTTGCAGGAGCCCATGCTATCAAGAACCTTCCCCTTCGATCAGGAGTAAATATCACTTGCGTATCTTTGATGCCATCCTTCCAACTAAATGAGCCTCTAGTGTAGTGGTGCTCTTTAATCAATGTATCATTAAAGTCAATCTGCTGATATATCTTAGTCAAGTTAAATAGAGCAGCCTTGCTTTCATCTCTAAATGCGTGCGACTCTGTTCTTGGGAACTGACGGTAGAATTCGTTAAGTGCGTCAGGGTCGTTCTTCAATGAGTCAACCTCTGCCTCCCAATAGTCAATGGCCCCATTAACAATCATATTCCCATCAACTCCTTTGATAGGAGCACTTGGTTTACGCAATACAGGCATACCATAAAGGTCAATGAAGCCCTCCATGTTCCACTCCATCGGGATGAATAGACCATAAAGCCCCGACTTTGTTTGACCATTGGCATTTCGTGTAGACGGCTTAGAATCCTCATACAAGTCTTTGTAGTTCTGACCGCCTTTGCTCAATGCATTGGATGTCGAACCCATCATACACTTACCGATAATCTTAGAACCCAATCGCAAACACGTCTTGGTTACACGCCAATTGTTCAGGATATTATTTGGCTTAGTCCATTTTGCGCTCTCGTCATGTGCTAAAAACAATAGTTTCTCACCATCGTAAGAGTTCTCATCTGTGTTCTTCCAATCTATTGTTGTGTCAAGGCCGTCTACGCCATCCTCATCAATCTCATGCATATTCTTTTTGGTGATCTTGGAAGCAGGAACACGATAGGCAAGCTCTGTCTTTGGTTTATCCATACCATCCATCACCGGCTTAAAGAAAAACGGCAAGTTACTGTTGATGGGCACAACCTTGTCCGTAAACATCTTCTTGGCATCGGAACCTGTCTTTGACAAGATACCAACCCGTGAATCTTTAGCGAGAGTTGCAATATTCACGCATTCTGATGATGACATAAAGGAGAACCCGGAACGACGTATCTTTAAATATACCATACCAAAGCTTCTATAGTCAGCCTTACAGGCCTCCCAATAGATAAAGAAGATGCGATTTGCTTCCCGAAAGTCAGGGTATCCGACGTCAATCTTAGACCATTGAAGGTACATATAGTGGGACCCCGTCATATATGTAGGAGTGCCATTGTTCATAAACCAATGCCCCTGATCTCTACGATCAAACTCTTGCTCTATGTAGTCAACGTATTGCGCCTTGAACTCTTTAGGCATCTCATGCCATTGGAAGATTGACTGAATGCGACCCAACTGTTTTGGTATATCTTCTCTCTGCCAATACTGCTCAGATGACTTTGTGCTTCTGCTATGACAGTTCTTTGGAACGTCAGGTAGCGCGATATAAACACCATTGATGTTGTATATCTCGCCTATTCTACCTGTCTTTGACAATATAACAACATCGTATTGGTCATTATAACCATGCAACCAACTGTTGTTGCGATTCTTTCTTTCAAAAACTACTTTTGGTATGTGGCCTTTTACGACTGTATATAACCTATTTAGCTCTTCGCTCTGCGAATCCCTGTTTAATGTCAAGCTTTGGTGATTCATCTTTTACCTCCTCCAATATAGCCTTCTCGGCTTCGATTTTATTTAGAATTTCGAATGCATCAAATATAGCTAATCGTTTTGACGCAGCAGCGTTCTTTAATTTGTCCACTGATAAGTCATCCTCAGGATCAGGTTTAATGATATCCTCTTTAGCAACCTTGATGAGTTGCTCAACGGCTCTGTATCCTGCCTCAATAATATTACGTCTTAAGTCTTTCTCTCTACTCATAATTTCACTGTGATTTGATGGTCATACATACGGTATAGCTTCTCATCGTCTACGATAAACTCATACTCACTCTCAGGTTTAAAGCACACCTTATCTCCGGCCTTTACTCCGGCCTTTATAAGCGCCTCGTTTGGATAGCGCATAATGCCCATCAGTGGCTCTTCGCTTAATGGCTTGTAGATGTACGACTCCTCAGGTTTGACAGGCTCAACAAAGCAGTACTTGTCGTAGGCCATCCAAGACTCTCCATCATGGAACATATAAAACTGATCGGGCTCAATAAGAAATAAATCTTCTTTGAAGAAGCTCTTACCGCTCTTGCGGCGACCCTTCATGTCGTTGTAGAACTTGAATACGTTGTGATGTACAAGTAGCTTATGCCCGGGCTTGATAGGCCCTTCATATCCTAGTGGTATCTCGACAACCTCTGCCTCTCTATTTGAAAACCTATGGTCTTCTTCTGAAGTGCTTATAATAAGGTCGATACCACCAATATCCTTGGTGTTGTTGTATCTCTTCCCCTTAAGTGGTTTAGTGATAAAGTAAAATGGTGATTGCATTAGATATTTATATTGTACTCAATGGCAACAGGAACGGTATTATTGAACTCTTTCCAAAGGACAATCTCATTCTTATCATTGGCAATATAAATCTTAATTGATTGCTTGTAGTCGTCGTACTTGATGAGGTGAATATCTTGAGTATCACCTAGTACTTTCTGACCAACAATGTAATGCATTGCTCCACCCTTGTAGTCCGGTCCGACTGATATTTTCCTGATTTCCATTGAATTTAATTTCTAAAATAAGTCACCTGACATATTTTATTTTTTTGTGACCTCTCCGGTTTGAAGGTTGATTACAGCATCCTCACCGTACTTGTCCATTAGACCTTTTTCGTGTTGCTGAAACTCTAGTCTTAGCATATCAATATGCTTTAATAGACCGTGCTTCTGTAGCTCAACGTCAGCAAGCTGAATCTTTAGCTTGTTAAACTCGTTGTGCATTCCTTGAGTAGCCTCTAGCTCCTCCTTAGTTAAAAACTTTTCTACTTTCATTGGATTTAATTTTTACAAAGATACAATTTATTAGATAATTATTTTTGTTGAGTCAATAGTCTTTTCCATCCTATCTATACCATTCTTTATTATACGTATATTTTTAAGACGAAGTATACGTCCACCAATTGGTTTTGGTGGAGCACCTCTCTCAACATGCCAACCATGATGCCCATCCTCATACTCCTCTTTATAGGTACCTGTAAGCATTAAATGAATCTGACGCTGCTTCATTTGATAACCTAAGTTTGGATGATGCTGAATCATATCTCTAACGTCATTACGTGATGCGTTCTCATGAATGTGGCCCATTGTAAATACATCAAAGTCCTCATAAAGCTCTAGCGCTCTAGTCAGATTTATGGCGCCCTTTGTAACAATTCCACCGCCTCCTGAGCCATGGAAGTATTTCACCTTGTATGGCAACATATTTCTAGTGCCAATCTTAAATACCAACCACCCGCCGTAGCCTCCAACCTGTACGTTTGTGCCGCACTTAAGGTTGAGTAGATCAACAAATCGCTGAAGTATGTCAGTCTCCTGCCATTTGATGACACCTGTCTCATGGTTACCATATCCAATTACTGTTAAGATGTCAGCATATGGCGTCCACCACTCTACAGCAGTCTCAACAATTGAGTCTAGGTATCTGAAATTATTGTGTTCAGGTCTAATGTCAGACTTGTTTCTACGATTATCGCCACGACCCTGCATCAAACAGAAAAAATCGCCATTTATCATGACGGGTATGTTGTTCTTCTTGAAGTAATCTAGGTGACTTCTCAAGACATCCCAATCGCACTTTGGATTGTCCCAATGGATGTCTGATAGCATTGCTATCTGAAAATCATCTGTCGGGACGATTAACTCATGTAAATTTTTTGAGTGCTTGATTAATTGCATACCTTATGATTATAGTGAGTATTACACCTGTCACTAAACCAAATAGGAATAGGTTTTGGCTTTTCTTATTTTGTCTAGTTTTTTGCTTAATTAACTTGACATTAGACTTTAAGCTGTCACGATGCATTTTGACATCAGCCTTTAAGCTGTCAGAGTACATCCTTCTAATGGTCTTGAGGCTATCGCTAAACTTGCGCTTATCCAATCTTATCTCAAGCCTCGTTTTAGGCACAATACTTTGCTTGTAACGAATGATTGTATCTTTTTGGACCAAGATCTTCTCCCACACAATTGAGTCGTGCACGATGACAGGAATTGAGTCTATCGAAGTTATCTGAATTGTATCAGAGACCTCCTCGCATCGGTACCCTTTCTTTATGGCCTTGTTTAGGTGGTAGTTTGACGAGCACGCAAAAAGTAGGTGCAGTGCAGCAAGAGTAAGTGCAAGTCTTTTCATTACTTAAAAAATGAGCGCTTCTTATCAGCGCGGTTCTTTGATTGAGACTGCATACGTGTACGCGTGCGAGACTTGTGGGCTACGTCCTTACCATCTCCGTTCCCGTAGGTACCACGCTCACGGTTCTCTTTGTTGAGGCCGGCACGGTATTCTTTACGCTCATCTGAAGAGTGGTATTCCTTGTCATACTTCTCCTTCTTGGCTCTCGCCTCAGGGTTTGACTGATAATACTTAGCACTCCTTGATGTACCTGTTTTAGTTCCTGCTAATTTGTTTCTCATCTTTGATAAGGTTATAAACAAAGACAGTAGCCACTAATGAGCTACTGTACTTTTTATTTGGTATCCATTTTGCGATTATCATCTATAGACAATGTATCGTGAGAATGGTACAGACATCGTTGATGTTGATGCAGCGTTTGAAGCTGCAACCATAAAGTAATTATCAACTGTTATATCTATATTGTAAGATCCATCTGCAAAAGGGCTATTAGACTCATCTGTTAAAGCCTCAGACCCAAAATCATGTCCTCTTAATACAGAGTTTTTGATATAGAATGTTCTAGAAAAAGAGGCACTTCGTGTTGAAGTACTAGTTCCTAAAGCAAAGGCCAAGTTTGTAGAGCCTGTTAAGTTATTTGATGTATTTACAAATAATCTAACTGTAGAAGAAGTTACGTTAGCATCAGTCTTTAAAAATCTTGAGACAAAATCTAAAGTACAATCATCAGTCAATGTGTTAGCAGGAATCATAACGCTAGATAATATGACAAGAGTACCTACACCTGTTAAGGTACCACCAAGCATATCATCAAATTTAAAGGAAGATGCATTTGTTAAAGATAAAATATCAGCAATCCTAAAGTTAGCTGTAGCATTATTCGTAGAAACATTTGTTCCTATCAATATATCATTTGTTGTAGGTGCCTCTACAGAATAGTTTTGTATTTTCATCTTCCTTGTCCTTTATATGACTTTTTATAACTTTTAGAAGACTTCAACTTAGATGTCTTGCACTTTGCATGAACACCGGGTCTGCTTACTTTAACCTTTACGATTGATGTAGACTCTGATTTATTCTTCTTCATGTCACAAATTTACTAAATATTTGTTACTTGTAAGGAACGTAAGTAGTCTTGCCACCTACACGCTTAGCTACAAGGATTTGCTTGCGTTGCTTGCCGGTAGACTCATAAGATACGTGAACCCAATCAGGATTAGTATCTGTTCCAAATTCCCAAATCATTTGGTCAAAGTTTAAGTTGTCCTTGATGAAGTTAAAGATTTGAGCGTTTGTGATAGATGTACCATCCATGTCGATATCAATCGCTTCACCAGTGCAATGTTGACTAGATGCGCTGCCCCCTACGGCCTTGTTCAAAGCAGCAGAGCGGTAGCCTGATGAGATGTGAATAGGAACACCAAAGTGCTCACGGATTGGTTGGAACACGTTCTCAGCTAACTTCTTGAAGTTCTCCAAGTGCTCAGGTGTAGGCATATTAGAAATGCCTTTACGTTTTGCAGTTTCGCTACGTGTTACTTCTGCTAGTGCTAAATTTTTACTCAGTTGCATCTTTATCTTTATTTTTAAGTTTCATAATACGTCCGGCAGTTGTGATGCCAAACGCTCCCAAAGTTAGTAACATAAATCCATCAAAGATAAATTCTTTAATGACAAGTTCGTTACCAATTACACCGGTGATTACATCTGTCAATAAGACAAACACCATTGCGAAAAACGAGATGACGCCAACAAAGGCCTGCTCGTTAATTTGATTATCGTCTGAGATTAACTCTCTGAAAAACTTTTTCATAGTTTAAAAATATTTAGTTTAGGTCTTTTTGGTTTTACTACATCGTAGTGCCAACCAACAGGCGGTTCTTTTTGTTTATTATCATCAGGGCAGTCTTCTGTTCTCTTATAGAACATTATATCACCCGTATAGTCATCTTTTCTTACAACGTAGTCAGATAAGTCCACAGCTACTATCTCATTGTTTATGTATGAGTAGTAGATCCAAGCTCCCTCAATGGCTCTTTTCTGAAGCCACTGACGTATGGTGTCAAGCTTATCTTCACGTACAATCTGTAGGTCAATCACGTTTCTGTACTGCACAACCTGTTGGCTGTAGAACATAAGCACTGTATCTCTAACTGATATAATAGAGTCCTTTGTCTTTACATCGGACTTAAATCTTGCAATCCTAGCCTTCTGATTTTCGAATATTGCGTTTATTGTATCAGCCTGTGCCTTTGTTAGTATGACAACAGAGTCACCATCAATTACCGTCTGAAGTGGGTAACGTGATTGGCTGAAACTCAAACTGCTTACCAGTAGACTGACTACGAACAATATCTTTCTCATTATCTAGTTCTTTTTTAATATCTTTTACAACCGACTTGGTACTGTCTAGGTCTCCTATGACCTCAGATACCATGTCTTGTAAGTTCTCTTTATCAGCTTTTAATTCGTTTACACTATTAGTAAGTTTCTTATTAGCTGTTGTAAGCTTCTTGTTCTCACCGGTTAGCTGTATGTTATCTTCTACGACAACAACGTGACCATGTCCGCTTGAGAATACTTGCGTTACCACAAGTATAATAAATAGAGAGCCTACAATAATGAGCTTACGTTTCATTTCTTACTTAAGAACATCAGAACTATCTCCTTGAGACTTTTGGAGCTCTCAGTGCTCTCTGTGAGCTTGCTGTCAAGTTTCTCACGATACTCACCCTCTAGCTCATTTACCTTTGTTTTAAGATCATCCTCGCTCTGCATAAGTCGATTAAGGAACATCCAACACAAGTAGCCAAGTGCTAATACTGCGAATCCTAGGACACCATACTGCGTTAATACTTCAAATGGACCGAATGACATTACTTATTATCTAAATGTCTTTTGATGAATAACCATGCCACATAGCCTAATGCCAATACAACGAGTCCTAGTGGCCCGTACTCAGATAGCTGTGAGAATACACCGAAGTCAGGTGTTGTTGATACTGTATCCATTATCTATTAATTATTAGTTGCTTTACTGCGTCTGATAACTCAGCTACACTTCTAGCTAAGTTTTTTATTTCCAATTGGGTTTGTTCTTGAATGGCCTGATATTTGAGACGAGATTCTTGCTCGACAAGCTCAATCTTTCCCTTGAGCTTGCCGGCATCTTCAGTGTTCTTACGTACATCAGAGTGAACCATCTTTAAAAAATATCCTATAATAGCTATGGCCGTAACCATACCAAATTGAATCAACTCTTGCATTTATTATACATTTTGCTGCCAAGCCGGCGGAAGTGTAACAGTTACAGGATTAATCTGTAGATTAATGTTCTCTTGAAGTGAAGCATTCATTTGCTCTACATCCAACTCTTCTTCTAACCAACCAACAACTTGTTCTTTTGTTAATTGATCATATGGAGTGAACGTTTCAGGATCAGGCATACCAACGCTAGTTGCGCCATATGTCTCTGCGAAATATTCTTTCTCCTCATGCAATTCTCTTGCTTGATATCTCCAATGCACAATGATGACTACATCGTCCATGTTTTCTTCATGAACTCTGCACTCCATTGCTGAGATTACCCAATCAGTTGTCATCTTCTTCTGGTTTTAATGCTTGAAGTGCTGCGATGATTGCAGACACATCTTGCAGGTTAAACGCTCCTTTTGTAGTTGCTACGTTTACTGCATCTACTAATACTTGGTAAGCTTGTTCTTTTGTCATAATTAAAGTTTTTACAAATATATGAAAATTAATGCAATGGTACCCAACTGCTTCCGTTGTATACTGTTACTTTATTGTTAGTTGTGTCATACACAATTAATCCTGTAGCAGGTGACCCTATACTGTTCATTTCTGAATTTGTCATTCTCGGAGGTAAGAAACCTTGCCTTCTTGATGACAAGTCCATAATAGATGATGTATCAGGAGCAGTTGTTCCAACGCCTACACTACCGTTAGCAGCTATACGCATCATTTCAGATCCACCAATATTTATGGCAAATGGATTAGCAAATGAAAGATCTAAAGAAGACACTCCTGTAGAGTTTGAACTTAAAGATAAAGTCTGAGGAGCTCCAAATGATTGGCTATGTACAAGCTTCATCGTAGTAGGCACGAATGATGTACCTACAACATGAAGTTTAACATCAGGACTAGTAGTACCTATACCAACATCGCCCGACCCCATTACAGCTACTCTAGTTGATCCAGAAGTAGTTAAGTAAACAGAACTAGATCCTGCAACAGTTAATATATTAGAGCTATCTCTTCTTATAAAATTAGAAGTGTTACCGAAATACAAGTAATTATTCTCAGGCAATCTAATATCCCCAACAATATCTAGCTTATAAGCAGGAGTAGTTGTACCAATACCTACGTTGCCTGCGCTAGTGATGCGCATGCGCTCGGCATCAGCTGTTATGTCATACCAAACTAAACTCCTTGCAGGATTTATATAATTAGCCCAAATACCATTGCCTGCTGATTCTAAATATATTGATGCAATATTTGAATTTGAAACCTTTAATACTTTTTCTGTACCACTTATGAGCCCGTCGGTATAAGTTGTTCCAATTCCGACATTCCCATTTGCTGCAATACGCATTCTTTCAGTGTCATTAGTGTAGAACTCCATTGGATATGCTCCACTACTGTAAATAACAGTTGAGTATGCAGTTCCACCGAATGATCCACCTGTAACATTATTTCTACCAAAATAAGATGTACCACCTGCGTTTTGAGCTAAGTAAGCAGCTCCATTAGTATTAGTTGATGAGGTTAACTTAATACCACCTACTGCTCCGCCTGTTGTATTTACATGTAATGTAGAATCAGGATTAGTAGTACCAATACCAACAAGCCCTGAATTCTTAATAACAGCTTGATCGCTATTAGCCATTCTAAAGTAAATATCATTACCTGAAGGCCTGTTGATATATAAGTGGTTGTCGTTTGGTGAACTTAATAAGTTATAAGAACCTGTATTTAAAGTACCATTTAATGATAATCCTGTATAATTAGATCCAAAACCTGCAGACCCCATTAAAGCAGCACCTGACCCATCTCCGACTACTGTAAGTTTAGCAGCAGGACTAGTAGTTCCAATACCTACATTTGTACCATTGTCAAATATTTGACTATTCCCAATAGCAGTTCCACTAGTAAATTTAGCTACATAGTTTGTTGTACCCGAAACACTACCAGCATCTCCTAATAATTTCCATGCCCCCCATGTACCACCCTCTCTTACACGAGTATAGACTTCATTTGCTGTATTTCCTGCACCAAAGGATGTAGCTGTTTGGTGAATCCAATCAGTACTTCCATGATGTGTTTCTACTGTAACATAAAACCAACCTGTGTTTGGAGCATTGGTCATTCCTGAACCATCATAGAAACCTGCAGTTAATAAACTGTTTAAATCACCATTATAACTTATAGCTTTAGTATATTGGAATTGATCTACTAATGCTCTACCGTTTACATGAAGTAGTTGAGAAGGAATAGAAGTACCAATACCTACTAAACCTGTTGGGGAGATATGCATTCTAAGATTAGAACCATTTGTCCAGAACCAAATACCATTACCTGTTGCTGCTGATAGATATAAACCGTCTCCTGTTCCATTGTTTCCAAATACTCTATTGTATCCATTTGTTGTACCACCAAATCCTATAGTAGAATATCCAGCATAGGTTCCATCTGTTCCAATAATAGCTTGAGCACCAGATCCTATTGCGGCTTGACCAATAACATCAAGTTTTTGACTCGGACTAGAAGTACCAATACCTACGTTGCTTAAGAAAAAAGTAGGAGTTCCGCTGTATCCTGATATTTTTGAAATAATATCATCAGCACCTGTTCTAACTTCTAAGAATCCATCAGCACTGCTTTCATACATTCTAATAAGTTTAGCAGTATTTACATTTCTTTGTAGAACAAATCCCTCTCCGTAACTACCAACTTCTCCAGGTGATTTTACAGTTAATTTACTTACAGGATTAGTAGTACCTATACCTACGTTGCCTGATGTATCAATACGAACTTTCTGACTTCCACTTGTCCATAAATCTATATTCCCACTAGAAGTATAAATATTTAAACCACCCGGGCCTGCCCAACTTCCACTATTCTCATTAGCTAACCATATGTAACCAAATCTATTTCCAGCTTGAAATTCTAATTGAGAATATCTACCAGCATCAGTACTAGTTTCAACAAATGATACTAATGGGGCTCCTACATTAGTTCCTTGCACATCTAGCTTATATGTAGGACTAGCAGTTCCAATACCTACATTACCATCTCCCCTTAATACTAATTGATTATTATTATAAACTCCAACAGTAGCTGTGCCAGCTTCTAATGATAACAAATTTCCATTTGTTGATGCTGAAATAGAAGATCTAATTCTATTTTTGAAGCTTGTTGAATATGTTGTGTTGCCAAACAAGATTGCTTCACCAAGATTTCCATCAATCCCACCACCATTAAATTGTGCATTTCCACCACTAACTTCTAACTTTTGACTTGGACTACTAGTACCAATACCAACGTTGCCAGTATAATCAATTCGCATGCGCTCAAGACCAAAGGTTGAAAACGTAATTCCTCCTGTTGAACCATTAGCTCCACCCTTTAAATTAAGATAATTACCACCTACTCCTCCAGCATCTACATCAAAACCATATGTACTACTAAAACCAATAAAAGCAGTTTTACTAGAACTATTACCTATTCTTATTTCTGGTGTTATATCATCGGTTCCTACAATGTCCAATTTGTAAATTGGACTAACAGTACCAATACCTACGTTAGAATCTTTTATTTGAATTGCGGGGGTTGTTTGATTTGCCATAATAATTAAGAAACAGAATTATACATACCACGAACCTCATACTGAAGGTGAGCAGTGAATGGGGTGTTAGAAGAAGATGTTGATTTTAATTGTATTACAAAATCCCTAGTTCCAGTACCTGCTGGATCAACGATTTGTGCTTGAATGTCATCACCGCCTCCAGTATTGTCCACTTGACGTATGATTATACCAGGCTCATTATATGCGCCAGCAGAAGCTTGAATAAAGAACTCTCCTAGGTATGCAATAGTGCTATGGCTGCCCCAGTCTCCAAAGGCAGTTATTTTCACATAGCATCCATTGTGGTCATTCATATTTAACGTAAGAGCGGTAGCAAAGGCATCTGTAATAGACATACTCTTTGATCCAAATCCAATAGTTCCGTTAATGTCTAGCTTAGTCTTAGGAGTAGTATTGTTGATACCAACGTTTGTTCCATTATCAAATATCTGTGAGTTAGCAATCGTATCAGTATCACTCCACTTAGCAACGTAGTTGGCAGTACCTGTTCCGTCTACTCCTGATATTTCAGAAAGACTTACCCAATCTGTACCTGTTGCTGTTGAACTAAGGACTTGACCACTAGTTCCGGGAGAGTTATTGGAGTCAATAATTGTTCCTGTAACACGAAGGTTGCCGGATACGTGAAGTTTTTCAGATGGAGCTGTTGTTGCAATACCTACGTTGCCATTTGTAGCAATAAACATTGCATTGGCAGTGTTGTTAGGATGGAATGCAATTGAACCATTGCTGTTGTAGATATTCAAAGAGGCATTACCACCCCATGAATTACTACCCGTACCATTCTTAAATATCTGACCAGTTCCACTGTCAGAATATAAAGCTAGTCCTGAGTAATTAAGATCACTTGTATCACCAACTCTAATAAAAGACTGAGCTGCTGATGAATTGATAAAGCTAGCAACAAATGTATCTGAACCACCGTTTACTTCTAAAACATATCCCGGTGTAGTTGTTCCAATGCCTAGTCTACCTGCATTTGTGATGCGCATCCATTCATTAAATGATGAATAATAAGTACCGCCAAATTTTATAGCTGCATTTGTATATGTAGCAACTAGACCTGTATTGTCAGAATCCCAACCGAAATAAGCACCACCATTAATATTTCCAGCTAAAAACGTAGTTGAAATAGCTGATGAATTATTAATATGTAATTTAGCTTGAGGATTTGTTGCACCAACACCTACATTACCTGCTAAAGTAATTGTCATTACTTCATTGCTAGTATTATTCCAAATCCTATATGTTGTTCCTGATAGATAATTTAACCAATGATTTGTGCCATTAGATAAACCTAATGCAGCATTAGTCCCATCTACAATTGAAAGCCCTTTTGTTCCTGATAGCTGACCTGATGGGTTAGTAGTACCAATACCAACGTTACCTGAACTTAATGTCATTGTAGGTACATAAGTTGACTCAGGTGTAAAATAAAATTTACCATCAGCAGCACCAAGTAAATATGCACCTGAAACTGCCGTTGGATTAAATCTTAAATATGGCTCAGCTTGAGACAACTCAAGTATTTTAGCAGGAGCAGTTGTTCCGATACCTACGTTGCCGTTTCCAGCAACACGCATACGCTCAGAAGAGTTAGCAAAAAACTTTACAGGACCACCTGTTGCAAAAACACTTGCACTATTATCTGAACCATCTCCAAAAAATAATGCTGTATTTCTTGAATTTATATTACCATCTACTGTTAATTTATCACCCGGAGTATTCGTACCAATGCCTACGTTTCCGTTAGGAAAAATAACTTTACCTTGTGTTGCCGCATTATTTGTAGCTAATTGCAACATTGGTAATGTCTCTACTTCTATTTCTAAACTTTTACCATTAGCATAGAATATATTACTATAGTTCTGAAAGAATGTAGTTGCTCCATAATCAAACTTTGACAACAATAGTAGTGAAGATTTAGAAGCACTTTGATCTCCTCTTATTTCTAACTTAGAACTCGGACTTGCAGTACCTATACCAACATTCGTCCCATTGTCATACAGCACACCTGTTCCGATCTGTGATGATGATGTCCATCTCGCCACATAGTTAGCTGTGCCTGTACCTGTGACAGGGTTAGTTATAACTGACTGATACTGAGGTATGTTTAACACACCTGTAGAGCTGTTATATGTAGCAGCACCACCGGTGCCTGTTGTTGTCAAGCTGATAGCAGCTCTTGCTCTAGCGTCAGTGAAGTATAAATTAGTATCCTCAATGATGTCACTAGTGTACAATGTCTTTGAGCCAATACCTAAGATATGGCCAAACTCATCGAGCATGATGTTTTGAATGACAGTGCCTATTGAGTTAAATGTACCCAATGGAGTCTCAAAATCACCAAGCTCACCTAATGATGTAGCTAGACATCTAAACGCCTCAAATGACCCCCCATCCTCAATTGATCTGTTCATTAAGTCTTGAGCACCCTGAACGTCTAACCCTTGGCCTATGCCGTGAGATATTGTGATATTGCCTGATGATGTAATAGGGCCGTCCTCAGAGACGATTCTAGGGCCTGCAGTTACGCCAATGCTTGTAACTGTACCAACACTCCATGATCTGTCAGCAGATAGGTCGTATGACGTACCATTTATTGTTAACTGACGGCTTGTCGGAACATAGCCGCTTAATGCTGATGAGTAGTTTGGTATATTTAAAGTACTGCCAATAAGCGTAGCCGCTCCACTTGATCCTGTAGTGGTAAGTGTAATTGCGTTCTGCTTATTGTTGAATGTATTCCAATCAGTTGAACTTAAGAACCCGTTTGTTGACGCTCCTGCTTGACTAATTGAGAAAGTCTTTGTAGCACCATTAAAGCTCAAAGGAGCCGTAGTGTTTAACTGAGTGTATGCTAAATTACTTCCGTTAAAAAACACAAAGTCATTTGTAGTGGCAGCACCCGCAATTAAATTTGCTGTAACAGTACCTGTATTCTGCTGAGTAAGTACAATGCTTGTTGCGGCAACGCCATAGTTTACAGCAGCAGATACAATTGAGCGGTTATATGCAGTTGTCCAGTTAGATTGATTGGCTGTTGTTGGTATTGAATACCCTGATTGAAGACCTAACGCAAACGTACCCGCTCCTGTTATAGGATTACCTGTTAATGTTAAGCCTGTAGGCACAGTCATGTCAACGCTCGTTACGGTACCCACTGCCCATGAGCGGTCAGCGCTTAGGTCGTAAGCAGTACCATTGATTGTTAGCGTTCTGCTTAAAGGTACACCACCAATCCCACTTAATGTATAGTTTGGCACATTAAGTACACCTGTTGTGTTGTCATACGTTGAGGCTCCGCTTGATCCTGTAGTTGTTAAGCTTAAAGATTGACGTGCGCGTAAGTTTGTAAAGTAAAGGTTTGTAACACCCTCAGGGATGTTGTCACTTGTCAAGCTAACAGCCCCGGTCTGTCCATTGACAGATGTAACCGAGTCAGTGTTGTCAACCTGTTGCCATGCCGTGCCATCGAATATAGCCCAGTCGCCTACGTTCCAATCAGTGATGCCGTCAAGGTTAGTACTACCTGCCACGTTGACAATGTAGTAGTAACCACGAGTACCAACACCGCTAGTTAAGGCAGGTGTATTTGTCAAAGCGTTCCAAGTACCTTGGTAGATTGAACTACCTATCAACCCATTGATTTGATTCTGCAACTTACCGAATGCAGTAAGAATGCTGTCAGAGGCATTTATAGAGCCTCCAGTGACATTTACGCCTGTTAAGACCTTAGCGGTCACCGAGGCGTTATTAAGTGTCACAGAAGCTGTCCCCGGGCCTGATCCTGTAGCCTCACCACTTAGTGCAGTGATATAGTTGCCTGCAGGCTGCTTACTATTGAAAGTATTCCAATCAGTAAAGCTTAAGAAGCCACTAGTGCTAATGTTTGCCTGTGGTATTGTGATATTAGGTGTAGTACCACCTGATGAGCTCAACGGAGCTGATGCAGTGACTGCTGTCACAGTTCCAACATTCCAAGTCCTATTAGCGCTTAGATCATATGTTGTGCCATTGATTGTTAGCGTCCTGCTATTTGGTACATAACCACTCAAAGCTGTTGAGTAGTTAGGAATGTTTAGGACATTATTTATAAAAGTAGAAGGCCCTGAAGAGCCTAATGTTGTAAGTGCGATTTTATTTTGAAATATGGACTTTACATTTCCATACTTATCAGTTACAACAAGCTCTCTATTATTAGAGCCAAGACCATACTTATTTATTTTCTCCATTTACTCTATATTAAGAGTATAAAAAGTATTAGCTACAGATGATCTAGCCAATATTTTATCTCCTTGTGCTAGTTCGTATTTTAAATTATCAGTTACAACATCTCCTGCGTCAAGTATTAGCGTATACAAATCTACTGTTCTGTCTTCTTTTGCGACATACAAAAAAACTTCTAACGTGTAGCTAATGTCATTTGTAAATCGCATACTCAAGACATCATTACCTATCTTATCAACACAAGTAAAGATACTTGCTGTTACAGTAGTTACCGATCCGCTTTTAGTCATTACTCTTCAATTTGCACCATTGGCTCATAAGGAAACTCTTCAGTTATTGCGTGTCCAGCAAATGCGTGTTTCGGGTTCTTAGGTTCTACAAGGTTAGCCCCAAAGTCGTAAAGCTCAGAAGACATTACATCGTAGTGGTAGCCATCAGCATAAACGGGCGGTGTTACGATATCCATTCCATCCATTACGGGTGGGGTTACCATAATCAAACCAAGTTCGACAACTGCAGCTACTCCGTTTCCGTATGCTTCGTGTTTTTCTCCGTCAATGCCGTCAACTTCAATGAGAATGTTTTTGGCTTTTAAGTCAGCAACTGCTGCTTCTTTGTTTGTGTAGCTTAATTTAAAGATATTTTGTTCCATTATGCATATATTAAAGGGTTGTGTATTTTTTAAAGTTTAATCCTTTCCATTCTCTTGTTAATATTTCCTTTTCTCTCTTGCAATTATAATAAACTGCTCTTCTATCAATATTGAATTGTTTTTCTATTTCCCAAATCTTACCGATGAAACCACTGTTTACTTCAATAATTAAAGCGGCTTTTTCTTTTCTTAATTTAGTAGCACCTTCCCAAGCAGAAGGGTGAGGCCTATATCCATGTTTAGATTTTTTAACTTGACTGCAAAAATACTCACTTCTTTTTTTACCCTTAAAAGCTGCTGAAATTTTGGCTTTTGCTTCATCTGTATGACTTAAATTATAGTTAGGGTGTCCTTTTGATTTTGCTGATATTTTAGCTAGTGTTTCTGGCGAAAAAACTTTTCCCTTATTTGCTTCTGATATTCTTCTTTTAGTTTCTTCAGTATGTTTTAAACCAAAAGCCCCTTCGCCACCTAATGTTTGGTTACATAAGTTTTCTATACCTATTGAAGAAATCAAAAATTTTTCCATTTCTTTAGCCCCATCCAAAGAAATATCATCAGCAATTATATCGACTATTTTACCATACTTTTTGAAAACGCGTGTCCAATGAGAATTTCTACCCTCATTTCTATGAGCGCGTTCTTTTGAATTGCCAATCCCTACATAATAAATATCACGTGTGCTTGGCTTCATATGTATGTAAACTAATGCCATATTATAAACTTGTGAGCGAGGCGAGTTGTGCGTTGGTTAATCGTGTTTTGTAAAGGGCTGCAGCTTTATATGCAGATGAGTCGCCTACTGTACCCAATCCAAAACCAAAATTCACTATTGAGATGCTATTGTTTATAGTAAAAGACGAACTACTCGAAGCAATAAGAGTTCCATTGATATAAAAAGCATTGTCACCCGACTTGTAAGCTAAAGCTACTTTCATTGGTGCGTTGTCGGTAATTGTAAATGTAGTATTGTCGAAATGAGTTGTGCCACTTGTACGAATGTAACCTCGCATTGTAATTCCTTCCTTACCTAAAAATATCCAATTATTAGAAGTTCCGTCATAAATTTCAAACCAATTGTTTGCACTACCCGCTTGGTCTGCATATATCTCCGCAAACAAAGTTCCCTCTGTCTGTCCGATTAAGTCAGCTATTCCAGTCTTGCTTATTACATCTGCATTTCGTGTTACCGTAGCCGCTTGAGTTGGTATTAGGCTTGTTGCATAGCTTCCGAGTTCAAGTTGTGCGCCCCATAGGTAAATGTTTCCATTTGCAGTTGGAGTTGTATTTTCAATATTACTTGAAAAAACAAACATTTCTATACCAGTGCAAGTCTTTTGTATTTGACATCTATACCATCCGTTTCCAACGCTTTCAATTGAAGCAGAATCAATATTTTGTGTCGCTCCTACTGTGCCAGTATTCAAATTAAAAAATGCTCTTTCATTTCCATTTCCTTGAGCAAGCATACATAAATAATTGTTAGTTCCAGCTTTAGCGTAAATTGAATATGTATATACAGTTGATGCTAAAGTTCCTATACTTTGATAAATACCAGAATAAGTATTGGTTGTTGAATTTAATCTATCCGCAGTCAAAGTTCCATCGGGTGCAATTGTATTATTAGCTGTTATTGTACCAAAAAACGAAGTCCAAGCTGCGTTGTCAAAAGACGAACTATAAAGAGCTAAATTCGTTCTCTGTGGCTCTACAAGCAAAGCACCGCTTCCACTTGAATAGTCTATTCTTGCTACGTCTAATCTATCAGTAGTAGGTAGGTAGTCAAGAGCTGAAGAACCTTCGTTTGCTTGCGCTCCCCAAATGTAAATGTCACCAGCAGTAGTTGCAGCTCCAGTTGGGCTATTGCTACTAAATATCTGAACTCCTCCAGTTGTACCATTTGCGCTATGACAAGTGCAGCGATACCACCCATTCCCAACATCTTCTATTTGAGTATTTGCACCACTTGTAATTACTCCATTTTCCAAATCAAAATTGCCATAGCTATTAGTGCCGCCATAAGCGCCAAATCTTAAGTATTGATGCGTTCCTCTTTTGGCATATATAGAAACAGTTCTTAAATCAGTTAAAGAAACTGGTTTTTGAATTATTCCATTTGCTGCAGTAACTGAAAGTTTTGAAGCATTAGCATCTCCAGTTGGAGAAATAAACCCTCCCACAATATTAGAATCGGTTTTAGTCCAAGACGCATCGCTAAACAACTCTGAATATTGTATATAGTTATAAGGCACAAGCTCTACTAATCCATCTTCATTAATCCGTGTTCCAGTAGTAGCTCTTACTACTGACATTTCTCTTGGGTAATACTTGCCGCCATTAATCTTATAGCCTAATAAGCTATCTGATTTGACTGCCCAGTTACCCTCTCCTATTACTAAACTTGCTTGTTCTATCATTGTGTAATATAATTATAGTAGTTAGCCATTTCTGCGTATGTGTTAAAGCCCGTTCCAGTTAGGCGTTCTAATTCGTCATTTGTTAGGCGGGTCTTCCAAAGGGCGGCAGCGTTGTATCTATTAGGATAACTATAACCACTTGCATAAGGATAGCCAAAATAAAAATCATTGAATCCCGTAATTGCTCCCGAATTTTGTGTGCCAATTAATGCACCATTTATATAAACTGCAAAATCATTTGCTTTATATGCAAGGGCTATTTTGTAACGAGTTCCTTTAACCGCAAAACCTACTGCGGTTTGAATACTCAAAACATCACTTCCACCAACAATAAAATCAAAATTTATTCTTTCATTACCTTCAATATAATAATACATATGGTTAGAAGAATTTGAACCTATTGTAATTGGAATTAGTCCATTTGAATCTAATTCAGTATATACAAAATCCAAAAACACGACACCCTCTGTTTGCCCTATAAGCGAACTAATACCAGTCTTTGAAATAACATCTGCGTTGCGTGTTACACTTGCTGAGGTTGTAGGTATGTAGCTTGTCGGATAGCTTCCCGCTTCAGTTTGGAAACCATAAACTAAAGCTGATTTGGTAACTGATAAATTATAGTTTGCATATAACCTTGAAAAATGTAATGTAGTTAATGCTCCAATGCTATATGTGAAACTTATTCGAATCCAACCATTTTCATAGGGTGTTACATTTCCGCTGATTGCATTTGCTCCAGATATTGCAAATGTATTTGTTGACCAAGTATAAGTTAATTGCGAAGTATTACCTGCCTCAAAAAGATGAACAGCCATTAATTGAGTTGTGCTAACATTATCTATATTTTTAAGAAATACAGACATTGTATAAGTTCCCGCAGTTGTAGGTAATCCTTGTTGCTGTAAATAGCTATCGCCTAAAGTAGTGTTTGCAATGCTATAAGTTGATGCAATACCTTGTGGGTTTATTTGTGTGCCTAATGTAGCAGTTACGCCAGCCTTGCCCCAACTCGAATCACTATAGTCATTTGAATAAGTTAAGAAATTAGTCCTTTGCGGTTCTACTAACAAACTTGGACAAGTACCGTTTGAGTAGTCAAGACGTGGTATGTTAAGTCTTGTTTCCGTCTTTTGGTAGGGGAGAGCGGTTGAGCCTTCGACTGCTTGAAAGCCGTAAGCTA